CCGAAGTCTCCCCAAATTATAAAAGTCTGGGTCACATCGGGTGATGCGAGCTCTTTTGTACATATACTCAAGATCAAATCCAAATATATTCCACCCCGTAATGATATCAACCTCTTTCTCTTGGATGTATTTCTGAAATGCTTCTAACATGTCTCGTTCAGTATTGAAACTGATGATAGTGCACCCCTCCAGGTTAGGGTCGGTCTGTTTATAACACAGGCACGTCTTGTCGTATGGTTCATCAGAACCAAATGTACAGAGTGAAATCGCAATTTGAAAACACGCATCACCCATAATTTCAGCATCTGGAAACTTACCTGTAGAACTGTTACATTCAATATCAACAGAAGCCACAACAAATGGTGCGATATCATCTCTGGCTACGGGTTTGAGGGTTGACCAGTTGTTACAGAAGAGGTCAATGTCGACATTTGCCAGGTGTGACCGAATACACGCATCACCGGTGTCCAACCATCCAGTCGATTGAATCCCAGTGCGATGCATCAGACGGAGCATAGGATCCAAATTTGATTCATAGACTTTTACGTGTCGCACTCCAAATATTTCTTGGAGGTCTGGGGTACGTTCGAGAGGATTTCTTAAAAATGAATCAACCAGTCGCCTCGCTTGTAAGTTCTTAAAACTCAACTTCATAAATAAGAACTCCTCATTGTTTTGAAATCCCCAAACATCTTTTGATTTCGCGACAGAGTAGGATAGCAACGAACCTTTACACTTCTCACAGAGAATATCGTAAATTCTCTGAATCTTGTGAGTGTTTATATGTCCAGGAAGTTTAATAAAAAAGTATGGACTAAAAGATGTCGTGAGACACACAGATTTACCATCCTCGGTTTTACCTAATATACTGATGAGATGTTCGTCATCTGCGTCTCTTGCCTCCCACGTCAACGCTTGGAAGACTACCATGTTATGTGGATATCGAGCCAAAATTTTAATATCATTTACTAGTAAAATGTCAGCTGCCTTGATTGAACTTGTTTCAGTGGGTGCCCAGGATGTGTACATTACTGGTGACCCACAAGTCAGTTTTTTCCGTCAAAATTACAAACGCTATACCAACTTCGCGATGAAGCCAGAGCGTATGGATTACATCGGTACCTTTGGCGCCTCCAATGAAGTCGTCATCCCCATCCGTTCCAAGGGTGACCTCATGAGTTACATCTGGATTGAAGGTACGAATATCTCCAGTGTCGCGACCAACTCCGATGGTCTCTTTTCAGCCGGCGCTACGAACCCAACGACATTTGAATTGTGGATTGGGGGTCAAAAGGTGTCTGAACTCGATTCTCTCTTCATTCAAGGTGTGTACAACCCACTTTTGCGTGATAACACAGCCAAGGCGTCGTGTGCCGTGACGACCAACTTGGTCAAGGAAAACCACGGTGGTAACTATTTTATGGTTCCATTCTTCTTTGGTGAGGATTGGACGAAGTGTCTCCCACTTGTGGCGCTCCAGTACCACGACGTGGAACTTCGTATCAAGTGCCGTGATGGATACATTCCATTGGAGAGACCCAAGGTGTACGGTAACTACATCTACTTGGACACGGATGAACGTGCGTTCTTTACGGAACAGGAGCACGAGATGCTCATTACCCAGACGCAATACCAATTGGCGTCTAATACTGCTACGGAAATTGACCTCACCTATTTCAACCACCCAGTGAAGTCTATTCACTTGGTATCTGGTAAGGCGACCGTGTCGCCTTGGGCTCAAGAATTTACGTTTCAAAAGTCGTCAATGTACATTAATGGTGTCGCTCTTTTCGAAGAAACGTCCAACGTGTATCACCACAACGTTGTCCCAGAAATGCATTGCACGGACTTGCCCGATAACCTCCTTGATGACCTTCCCACGTTCTCGTGGCCATTCTGCCTCACGATGAGCAAGATGCAACCCACAGGAACGCTCAACTTCTCTCGCATCGATAACGCGAAGTTGTCTCTCGTTGGACCAACTGGGGGTAACCAGCTCCACCGCGTGTATGCGGTCAACTACAACATCCTCCGTATCAAGAATGGTATGGCTGGTATTGCATTCGGTAACTAATTTATATGTATATTGTATATGAACCGACAAAAAGCCCTCACACCTAGAATGTGGGCAAATCTGAATAAGAATATAAGAATTATCAATCGCCAAAAACAAGCTGAATTGAAGGCGTTAGAAAAGATTAAGCGTAAATTTAATAAAGGTGTAATTCCCTCCCCAAGTGAAATGAAATTATATTGGAAATTCGCAAATAAGCTGGGTTAAAAATATAAATTGTACATACTCCACGATGGATAGAGTTCCAATCAAACTCATCTCCAATACAAATGTGAGAAATCACCTCTTGAAATTGAAGAACGAGACATCGCACATAGACACACAAGACTATATCGAGAGTCGGATACACATAAAGCGCTCGGCGCGAGACCTTATGGCTATCGAGGATGCCTCCGAAATCGCCAAACAATTTCTCCAGGAACGTGGAATTTTTGAAAAGATTGGGGAGGATATCAAAAAAGAGTCTGGAGTTCATTTTAAGTTTGTGTGTACGACGACACCCGGAAAAACTCACACAGGTCTAGAATATAGACACATCGCGCACACATACCCAGATGGTGGTGGTCATTACGGACTTGTACGGGTGGACCATACCGCAAAGACTATCAAATTATTTAATTCAATGGGTCCTAATAGACGAGAGTTTATAGATGAACTCGAGACATCATATTCTCTGAAAAGAGATACGACTACGTTTCAACCCACTGGTGGATTTGTGACCACCGATGTGAAGAGCTACAAGCAACTCCTCAAGGATACCAAGATTCGTGTACCAAATACAGAGATTCTTGAAAAGTCTTTTAAGATTTCACAATATGACGAATTATCACAACATCACTTTTGCTACATAGAGGCGTTTATAGCGATGATGCACGATACAATGGGAACACCATTAGGACCCAAAGACCCAAGAGACCGACTTTCATTCGTAAAGGCTATAGTATGGGGTCTCATTCACAAGTATGTTCCCAAAGCACAACGTAATACATTAGAGTGGACATACTTCACAACAAACTTTCCATATTATATGAAGGTGACTGATGCACAGGGTCAAAGATTTAGATTGAATCATATCGCACAAATACCAAAGTCAGGTGAAAAGATTCGAAAAATATTGGTAAAGATGGAACTTCTGGGGAATATTGATGCACGTTGGTCTTTACAACGGATTGTAAATTGGGCGGGGAGTAAAATCTAAGTATATTATAAATGGTGCTCCCATTCATTATTGCAGGAGGTCTCGCGGTAGCAGCGGCCTACACATACTTTGGTGAAAACCTCGTGAGTTCTAAAGAAGCCAAAAAGATGATTCGTTCGGGAAAGATAAAGAAGGTCATTGATGTTCGTACAGTCGCGGAATATAGAGCTGGGCATTACCGGGGAGCTCTTCATATCCCAGTCAATAAAATCAATAAGAAGACAACTACGGAACTTCCAAAGAAGGGGTTACTCGTCTACTGCAACACTGGACAACGGGCCAGATTTGCGGCAGAGAAATTAGAGGAATTGGGTTTTAAAGATGTGTATTACATTGCTGGTCACTACTCAAGCCTCAACTGAGACCCTCAATGACTTCCTTCGTCTTTTCATACATTCGCTTCGCGTAGAATGTCTCATCTTGAAGCTTTTCCCAAATCTTCAATCGATACTCCAAGAAATCCAAGAATCTCTCGGGGTCTCGTTTGGACTTGTAGCGGATCTTTTCGCCTTTCATAGCCTTTTCCATCGCAGCAATCTTGGCTTCGAACATGCGCTTTTCCATAGCATCAGGGGTCTCGCGGGAGGTGACTTCTTCCTTTTTGAGCGCCATTTTGTATTACATTCGTTTCATCTTTTTAATAGTCTCTCCAACCTTGGTCTCTCCTTATTCATAAAAATTGTAAACGTCATATAGTCGCCAATGAGTTGTACTTGACCATGATTAGAGTTTGCGTATTTATGTATTTGTTCCATACGAACCATATCAACGAGCGACATCTTCGTCTTTGGGGCTTTGCTGTGGTGTATCGCGAGAACTGCCGCATCTCTCTTCGTTTCTTTGGGGATGGTATCCCCCTCGTGGCATATAATCACATGCGACCCTGGGCATCCAGCTGCATGCATCCACCACTCTTTGGGGTAACTTGACATTGTCAATGCGTCATTGTCTTTAGCATTTTCACCCACCTTGATTTGAATACCGTCGTGGGATGTATATGTCTTCATAAGCACGTATCAATTTAAATCTTTATAAACTACAAGATGCGAGATCCAGCGAATGATAATATGGTGCGAATGAATAATTCAAACTACAACACAAATAACTACAATAGAGCCCGTGAGTTGCGGGTCGTTAATACAAACTCAAACACAAATGAAAATAATGTGGGTCAGGCCAGACCGCGAAGAATAGATCCCAATGCCCTTCGCCGTATGCGAAGAGCGCGGATGACGTTTATGGTAAATGGTGGCCGTCGTCTTAACTTTGCCAACAACAATAACAGACCAAATACGTCCAACTACATACAAAACATAAAACAAATAAAAAAGAATGCGAATCAAAATAATACATCAAATAAGATTCCTTGGAAAAATATGAAGGTGAAAAATTTTCCAAGAGATCCAATCAGCACCAACAATATTGAATCTGGTGAAAAGGTTGTGAAAATTAACAAACTGTATCTCACACCAAACTCTTTCCGTAAATTGGCGCGGATGTCTATGACAAGTGCTCTCAACGCAAATGGTAATATGGTATTGTTCAAAAATCCAATGACCCGTGGTAATGTGAAAAAGGGGGATCTCGAGTTTGTTATTATTAAACGCGCAAAGAAGAACTAAAATTATTGATGAGGTACAATATAATGCGCGTTGTACTCAGCCCAAGTCTATGCCCATCTCATAAGTACCGGGTAATTCTTCCCAATAAGAGAAGCATTAACTTTGGACAGGTTGGTGTTGAGGATTACACAGATCACCGCGATTCTCAACGCATGCGTGCGCATCTCATAGAGAAGGGTGCTATTGTTCCAGAGACGCTACGACTGGAGACGGACATACACGAAATCCACCGGGGTATGCTCATGATTGATCACAGCACCCATGAGGATTGGGACGATTGGTATTCAACCGAATATTGGGAAAGGTGGATGTTATGGTCCTATCCAAATATTGATCATGCGAAATTGTGGATGGCGATGCGAAAAGGTATTTTATTTATGCCCGTGGCAGAAGATTTGTGGTACAATGGTTACTAGAGGACCTCAATAGATTACCACAAAAAATGTGAACCTATAGTATTATGGATTGTGCAATTAATCCCAAGACAGAGAGTTCTGAATCTCAGTCCGACTACCAGAACATACTAAAAGAGGTGGGACAAACTGGTGATCGAAAAATGGAAGTTACACCAAAAGGGTGTAAGCCTGTCAGTGAAGATGTATGCAAATCGGGCTTTATGGCTCCAAGTGAAAATGTAACCTTTCCAGAAAATGCATTGGCTACATGTTGTAAATGCAAAGAGGGTGAAGCATGTTCATACTGCGCGAATAAAGACAGTTGCACCGAGGAAGAAAAAGCATTGTTTGTTACAAACCTTGACTGTTTCACCGGAACCGAAATCGCGGTTGTCGGTCCCTCGTCATCATCTGCATCAGAACCAGACATGAAAAGTGACACGACTAAGAAACTTTCGTCGTGGAAGTGGTACATTTTAGCGGCTATCATAATTATACTCGGTCTCCTCTTCATGTTCATTCGGAGACGCCCGTAGAACCAAATCCCTTAGATCCTCTCTCGGTCTCCTCGAGGAGACCAATTTCCACCACTTCTGGTGTATCGCATTTCTCAAGAACAAGTTGTGCGATACGATCACCTTTGTTTACCTGAAAATCGGCGTGTCCGTGATTGAAAAGAACAACCTTGACTTCACCCGTATAATCTGGGTCAATGACACCCGCCCCAACTTGGATACCATGTTTCACTGCGAGACCCGAGCGAGGTGCGACACGACCATAACACCCCGCTGGTAGAACAATGGCTACACCCGATCCAACAAGAGCACGATGTGCAGGAGGTATACAAACCTCATCAGTACTGTAAATATCATACCCAACAGCACCGCCAGAACCACGAGTTGGAATAATAGCATCATAGGAGAGTTTCTTCACACGAAGGCTCATTTATAGTGTACTCGGGTTTGTAATCTTTATAAAGGTTTGACACAAGTGATGATTAATGAGTATTATCTGGAAAGTCCACAATCACATTGTCAAAGCAAATGCACCTAAAACAGAATATCAAAAACTCAAATCTAAAATTAACAAAACAACGCTGGGATATGGCACCGTCTTAACATCTACATATTTCATTACACAAGGGGCTGAAGAGGGTGTATCGGCTGCACTCGGTGTAGCCTCATCGATAGGCTACATAAACCTTCTTTCGAATCACGTGGATAACATTGAAAAGTCATCTTTTCAGACACAGTTACTCGTACCCATTGGTACGGCTATATTTGAAACGATGTGGAATAATGCTCCGTTTGGGTTTGATTTTGATTATGGTGTGACTTTTGTTGGGTTTTTGGCATATAAGATTGCATTACTTACAGTAATTTACGAAGAAGTTGCACGAATGATGATTGGTACGGAATCTGTCATTGAAAACGATGATTAATTTTTCCAGTCGCAATATATTCATCAATCTTGTAACCAATACTCTTTCCAATACCCGGGATTTTATGAGGTCCTTTCGAAATCTCGGCGCCATTGGTTACTTCAAATGGAAGTGTGCGAATAGTGTCGGCAGCTTTTTTGTAAGCTTTGATCTTATACTCGTCGCGTGATCTACTCGCGAGATTTTCCAATTGTTCCGCGATATTTTCGTTGGTATCAAACGTTTTCCCAGTTCCAAGGAATTCATTCACTTTTTTCATGATACCCTTACCAATACCCGGTAGATCTGCAAGTTGTTTTCCATGAGTGACCTTGAAGTCAAGGCGATAAATGGTATTGGCAGCCCTTTCGTAGACAGCCCGCTTGAATTCGTTTTCTTCTTCGTGTGCAAGTTCATCGAGAGCATCAGTCAGCTCCGCGTTATACGACACAAAATAGTCCGAGTCTGAGTCGTCATCGGAAGCAACAGATTCTTCATCGGACAAGTCGGAGTCGACATAATGAAACATATTTTCGTACTCAAGCATATCTCTCTCTTCTTCGCATTTGCGAAGACGCTTTTTGAGATCAGCGTTTTCCTTTTCAAGGTTGGCAATGTAGGTAGCAATGGAGTTGGAGTTCATTTTGTTCTTTATAAATGTAAAGAACCTGTGGTCACTTAGGTGTGCAAATTTGCATTCGCTGTGTGATATGTTTTCCCCTTCATTACATAACTATGAACTCTTGCGTAGCCCCACGCCTGTGGAGAAGCTCCTGGACGATGCCCAGTTCTCCACGCGGCGAGACCTCTATTATACACCGTTTGAAGTGTCTTTAAGGGAATCTTTGTAGCTTTCGCGATCTCCGTGAGGGACTTGACACCCGGATACTTCTTTCTAAATCGTTGGGTGTATGAGGATGTTCGAGTCTTTACACCCTTATCAGTTTTGAATGTGGTGTAGTCTCTCTTGAGCATCTTTATGTAGCGAGTCTCCACATTTTTGAGAGTCTTGAGACCCCTGAAGTATTTGAGGGGAGCATATATGGGACCCCTCGTTTTACGCAACTCCCTAACTTTTTTGGATATGTCGTCGTCTGTGAGAGGCATCTTAATTATTATGTAGAATTAAATTAATGGAATGGGGTCAACAAGAATCTCTTCTACCTGAAGAGGTGTGTAAAAATGATTGTTACAATTGTTGTTTAGTTGGAACTGTATTAAGTTTGATGTCCACTGTAGTTTTAGTAAAAATGCACGTCGCTGGTTATTTTTGACTCAGATGTTTGATTGCTTCGAAAATATTTGAGTAAATTGTGTTACCAAAGCGAACTCTCCCCGATTTTGCCGACATCCAACCACGATGCCCATTGAAATACGCTCGCTGTATATCAACCATTATAAAAAAGAAAGATTATTTTATAGAAAGTTGAGATGGGTCTCACAATTATTATGGGAAATATGTTTTCTGGTAAAACTTCTGAACTTATCAGACGACTTAAGAGATACAAAGTCATAGGTAAGAAGATTGTGGTCATCAACTCATCAAAAGATACTCGTTCCCCTGATGAAGTCCTGAATACCCATGACGGTGTTCAATTTCCATGTCTCAAGGTTGATCACATTTCCCATTGTATTATCAGTGACACATTCTGTAGTGCCGAAATTGTAGCCATTGACGAGGCTCAATTCTTTTCAAACCTCAAAGAGTTTGTGGAGATGTGTCTTTTCTTGGAAAAATCAGTGATTATAGCTGGACTTGATGGAGACTATCAACAGAAGAAGTTTGGAGAAATATTGGACTGTATTCCGATGGCGAGTGATGTTGTAAAGCTCTCCGCTCTCTGTATGGATTGCTGTAATGGAACACCTGGACCATTCACGAAAAGAATCGTCAAGAGTGATGCACTTGAATTGGTGGGTGGCACGGATATGTACAAGGCGGTGTGTCGTAAACATCTAATAGAAACGGTGGATGTCCAAAATAAGAACCACTCGTTTTTGAAATCCGCGCTTCGTGACTCGGTGGTATCTTGAGTGATCAAATAAGAATTCATGTCCAGCTTGATGTCTATGCGCCTCATATTCGGTGTATAGAACACAATCACGACCACTCTTTATAGTGAGATGGTATCTCAACATCATATTACTTTCAGCTCGATGTGCTGGTATATTCATAGGTGCGTCCATGACGGCGAACTTGGCAGTCTCTTTATCAACACATGGAACTTGATCAATTATTTTTTGAATTTCTGGGAAGTCCTTAACTTTATAGTAATAGTACTTATCATTCTTCTTGAACCATGGGTCAAGTTTGTGAAAGTAGTGCCTCTTGGCTGTACCGACACCCTTCTCAAACTCGTGGAGTATCTTGTTATAGTTTGCCTTGACAAACCAAAGATTTGGATAATCCATAATATCATAATCAAGTTTGTAATATATGAAATCGATCAATGTATTCCTTATACCCACGAGAGGTCGTAGTGGCTTTTGAAAATAGAGAGTATCGATGGGTGCCTTGAGGTAATCACGGAGAACTAATACAACAGGCAACAACAGGACACGCCACATTAATTTCTCAGTATAAAATAAAAATGCCAGGTTACGGCGCGAAAATGGAACGATTTACTCCAGAACCTACCAAGGAAACCCCAGAATTGGAACAGCGCTTTGTGATGCCAGCGATACCAAAGTTGACCCTCGTTCAGATGAGCATTCTTGGTCTCGTCTTGGCGTATGCGTTCAGTGTGCGCAAGATGAACAAGGCTGTTGTCTCCACGGCGGCGCTTGCCATTGCACTCCTTCACATGTATGATCACATGTATCGTGTGAAGCGTGGTGACGAACACCTTTTCTTCCTCCCCAAAAAGGAGGGATACTGTGGTGCTTGCCAAAAATAAATTAATCGTATATTACAAGTATGCTCGTCAAAATTACTCGTAGCCCAGATAGCACAAAGAAGTTTAGGGCTATTTTACCCGACGACAGGACTGTTGACTTTGGTGCCAGTGGTTATTCAGACTACACCAAACACAAGAATCCTTCACGAATGCGCTCGTACGTACTCCGCCATGGTGGAAATGTACCTAAATCTATTATAGCGGAGAGAGATCCCCAGAAAATTCACACACGCATGCTCAAGGTTGATACAAGTGATAAAGAACAATGGCTTTTGGGTGGTGTTGCAACTGCGGGATTCTGGTCACGATGGTACCTATGGAGCCAACCAAACTTTGGGGATGTCAATAGATTTATGTTAAAAAGATTTGGAATTAAAATCATCAAAAGTCACTAACGTTCCATTCTCAATGAGAGGCGCATATTCATCATCCATGGGCAAACTCGCCTCGTAATACACACGTTTCATATACATGTCCATGTCGTCAAAATAATTGAGAAGTTTGACGAGATCTTCATCGCGTGACTTACGTGTTAATTCTTTGTGAGGCCACGCTTCTTTAAGTTAGCCTTAAGGTTAGCTAAAAGTGCCGCCCGTGGGTTGAGTGCCATTGGTGGGGGAGCTGCGCGTCTCGGTGACATACGCAGTGGTTGGGCAACGCGTTGTACTCTTGGTTCATTTGGTCCAGCCTCTCTGAGAACCATTTTACATACACGAATAAACTTTGTAGCATTCCTGGCTTGATTCTGGAGAGTTAGACCACTAACCTTTCTCTCGAGTTCCTTGTGTGTGAGCTTGACGCGTTTACCTTTGACGTTTTTGGTTACCCTGAGACCCATTTTTTTTACTTTGTCCTTGAGTGTATTGTAGTCCATGTACTATAACACACTAAAATTATCTGTACCACACCCCAGCTCGAGTCGCCGCGTCGTCAATTTCATCAACGATTTCCCAAGCCCATAAACATTCATCTGCATCTTCTCGTGCACAGATGGCGTGTGCAACATCAAGGGCTTCGTGTAAAAGCATTTTGAGGCGCATTTGTCTTACCGTCATTTTCTTTGGTTCGCGCAAACACGGGGACGAATACATATGTTCGAGAGCCGCGCATGTGATTTCCCTCTTTTTCATTTCATAGTGAATGTCTTCACTTTTTTGAGCGGCAATGATGCGATATCTACGCCTGTGCTCTGGAACAGGGGCTGGACTCCAGTACCCAAATCTTTTGAGGGTCTTCATTATCTATGTGTAGACCTAAACTTTTAAGATACATACAGAATTAAAGATATCAAACACTTTAATTATATGATGGAGTGGCGTGACGACCTACACGACACGAACCAGCTCATAAGACATGTGATTCTTCCAAAGCTTATACAACTTGAGCTCGAACTTGAATCACTTCGAAGACACACTTGGCCTTACATCCAAGCTCGTAAAGAGATGGGTCAACTGGATGATATCGCGGCGAAGAGGGACTTTTGTAAACATCTAGAAGATGATACGATTTTGGAACTCTTGAGAATTAAAGCAAAATACTCAAAGGCTACAGGACTTCAGGGTAGGGAATATGATATGCTCAAAAATAATTTTTGTTAGTGTATAGTAAATGGTATTAC